TCATGCGGGAACGTCGACGGCCTGCGGCATCGGATCGGCCTCGGCGTTCCTGGTCAGGAACAGGTTGCGGCGGAACAGCAGGGCCTCGGCCTCCCGGCGCTTCACCAGGCCTGGAAGCTGGGTTTTCCTGCCATTGACGGTGGCGTAGACCCAGCGGCCGAACTCGCCGGCGGCCCCCTCATGGTCACCCATGTTGAGCCGCTTCAGCAGGGTGGAGGATTGGAAGTTTTCCCGTCCAAGATTGAAGACGAAGCTGGCGAGCGCGCCGCGCTGCCCGCCATTCAGCGGCACCGTCACCAGCCTGTCGACCACGGCCGCCGCGGCGGCGAGGTCGCGGGACAGCAGCGTTTCAGCCCTTGCGGCAGTGATGCTCTGCCCGAGCGTCACGCCGGCGGTGTGGCCATAGCCGATGGTCGGGATGCCGGCCGGGCAGAGATAGGCGTCGAGGGACAGGCCTTCGAAATGCTTCACAAGGTCGATGGCGGCCTTGCAGATCGGATCGGGCATGGATCGGGACTCCCGGGCGATAGGTGGGGCGGCAGGCAGGGAGACAGGGGGAGGGCGGATCAGGCGGAGCGCCGCCGGGACCGTCGGGGCGGCAACGCTCCGCCGGATCGGGGGCACGGTCCCGGGAGTGGCCCCGGGACCGCCCGCGTCAGGCGACGTAGTCGTAGACGACGTTAACCGGGTATGGCTTCAGGTTGGTGATGCGGTGGATTTCGGCCCCGGCCGCCCCGTTGCGCTTGATCGTGTAGTCGATCTTGGCGGCCCCGAGTTCGTACTCGTCACGGGCCAGTGTTACCGCATCGACGCTGGGCGAGAAGTTCGGATTGGCCGTCTTTAGCGAGAAGGCGAAGTCGATGGTGCCGTAGGCTTCGACGTTCAGGTTGGTGAGAGCAGTCTGAAGGGTCAGATAATCGTTGCCGTTGGTGTCGATGCTGGACCCGTTGTTGAGGGGCACGACAACCCAGGCCGACCCGTTCCATTTCCGCCACGTCGCCCGGCCGTCAAAGCTGACCAGCCACTTGATGCTGGTGCCGGGCGGCATGGTCTGCGCGATTGTCGCCGAATGGATCGTGCTCCAGTCCGACACGTCGATGCGGCTGCTGTCGAGCGTCGCCACATAGAAAGGCCCGGTGACGTAGCTGCTGCCGTAGGGGATGGTCGGCGGGGTGAAGTTCGAAGTCCAGCGGGCGGAACTGGAGACGCGCATCTCGTCCACATAGCCGAGCAGGGACGCACCGCCGTTGACATCGCTGAACAGATACATGTTTCCGGCGGTGTCCGCGCGCATGGCTCCGCTCAGCGGCGTTCCACCAGCCCCACCGACATAGATGGTGGTGACGCCTGCCGCGTCCCTGACAACGGCAACATGGGTCCAGGTGTTGAGCGGCACCGCAGAGGGGCCAGAAGCGATCAACTGACCCGATCCGGTCTGCCACCGGAATTTCGGGATGTTGGTTCCGCTTTCGCACCAGAAGGCCCAGGTTTCATCCGGAGATCCATTGTGCTTTTGCGCAATGTTGTTGGTGGCCGACGCGGTGAGATAGACCCAGGCCTCGATCGTTAGTGCGCCGCCACTCATCCAGGGCAGATTGGGCAGGGTCTGCTTGTTCCCGTTGCTGCTGGAACTGGCGCAGATGGACCCCGAACCGAATTTATATTGGGACGTGCTGATCGTGGCGTTGGTCACCCCGCTCGCCAGCGTGGGAGTGATCCACATTCCATCCTTCACCGTGCGGACATTGCCGCTGGCGGTGATCAGCGCCGTGTTCTGGCTCAGCTCCTTCACCCACTTCTGGCCAACCGCGCCGTTGAACTCCCACATCAGCGTGGTCATGTCATCGCTGACCAGGGTGGCGGGCGTGAAGTTGGCGGTGTAGCGCGGCTGCCCGTTGGTGACGCGGAAACTGTCGATGGCGCCGGAACCGGCGATGGTGCCGACACCGCCGTCATAGGTGCCGATTTGCAGACGCCATTCGGTGCCGCCACCCGGATAGGCGATGTTGGCGGCCGGATTGGCGATGGTGCCGCCAACGCCATTGGTATAGACACACCAGCCGCGCGCTTCGCGCAGCACGGCAATGTGATTCCACCCTGCTGTGATGGCCGGACCGACGGCCACCCATTCGCTGCCGTTCACCGCGACCTTCGGCTGACCGCCGTAGATACGGCAATAAAGACTGCTGCTGTTGGCGAAGATGCCGTAGTTGAGAAGCGAGAAGATACCGACGCCATCGGCAGGAATGCTGGGGAAGTAATACCAGCCCTCCAGGCACAGCTTGGTATGTGGCCCGAAATAGAGCGGATGGCCGGAGGGGTTGGCACCGCTGGCCCCAGCGAAGCCATAGTAGAAATAGCCGGGCATCGAAGTCGCATGACCGGCGCGGGTGTAGGTCGCCGACAACGCGGTGGTGACGGAGCCCGATGGGGTGATGCTGTCCCCGAACGCATTCGTTCCATAGCTCGCCCCGCTGCTGTCCAGCGTCATCCTGTCTCCATTCACACCATCGAAGTGCAGCAGGAGCACTGTGCGAGCGTCGGAAGCGTAGGCGGCGGTCGGCGGGGTGAAGGCGGAAATCCAGGCCGCCTCGCTGCGCTTGATCCGCACCTCGTCGATGTAACCGGCCATGATCGCCGAGTTGTCGCTGGCGCCGCCGAAATAGTGGTAGGGACCGTTCATGGTGAAGGAGCCGGTCCCGACCGTGTAGGTGCCGATCACTGCGCCGTTCAGGAAGACGTAGCAGGTGGTGCCGCTGCGCGTGATGGCGATGTGGTTCCAGGCGTTGACCGTCGGGACCGCTCCGGTGCTGGCGGCGGCGATGTTCCAAGAGGCATTGTCGGTGCTGAGATAGACGGTGATCGCGCCGCCGGCACCATTGGTGCGCAACTGCGGGGCATAGGCGTTGTTGCCGCCCGACCACAGCACCGCGTCGCCGGTGTTGGTCTTGTAGCACCAGAAATCGACGGTGAAGCTGTCATTGCCGAAGGCGAGATCGGCGTGCGGCGTGCTGGCCCAGCCGACGACGCACGATCCGCCCGTGCCGAGCTTGAAGCTGGTGGTGCCGAATTTGGCCTGCTCGCTGGAGATCACCGCGCCGCTGCCGCCGAGGAGGATGGGACGACCGCTGTTGGCGCGATCCTTCAGTACCTGACCGCCATGCCCGTCGTCGAAGCTGAACAGATGGACGGTGTCGGCGTCGGTGACGAATGCATTGGTTGGAGGCGTGAAGTTGGCGGTGTAGCGGGCGATCCTGGACACCCTGAACTGGTCCATCCAGCCCAGGAAGAACGAGGTGCTGTTATAGCCTGAGACGCCGATGTAGAGGGGGCTGTTGGCGTAGATGGTCGTGTCCGTCCACGACCCGATGGAGACGCCACCGATGTAGAGGGTGCCTGTGCCATTGCGCCGCACATACGCGACATGCGTCCAACTGTCGGCAACGGCGCTACCGGCGTTGATGCGGGTGGTCGTTCCGGCCGTGTTAAGCCGGAACGTGCCGTTCTCGATATGCAGGGTTGTGGTGGGCTCCGAGCCCGAGGCGATACGCAGGTCGAACAGGACGTGCGGGCTGACCACCTCCTGCGGTCGAATCCACAATTCGTAGGTGAAATCCTGGGACGAGCCGAAGGCCAGCTTGTAGCTGGAGGGAACCTTCCAATAGCTCGTACCGTCGAACCAGCCGCAATGGCTGCCGAACGGCGTGATGCCGCGCTCGTCGACGATCTCGGTCGAGCCGTTGGCACCATCGGCGTGGATCAGCAGCTTGGTGGCGCTGTCGATCTGAGCGCCGGCTGTGTTGTAAAGCTGGAAAGCCCCGCCGACCTGATCGGTGCCGGTGGCGGCGTTCTCCTGGGTGTATTGCGCCTCGGTGTTGTAATCGACGTTGAAGGTCTGGCCGACGAACTGGCTGTAGACCCCCAGGATGGACTTGGCGGGAACGTCGAGGGTGCCGGTGGCGGGAAGAAGCGTGACAGCCGACTTGGTAACCGAGTTGGTGGCGCTGTTGGTGACGAGCGGAGCGCCGTTGACGGTCGGATTGGCCTTGAAATCGACGGCATTGCCGGAGACCGTCACGGGCAGGTTGCCCGCATGCCAGACATTGTTCCCCATCCATTGGAACGACGTCATGTTGGCGAGAAGGATGTTCGACCAGGAGATCGCCGCCCCGGCCGGCTTGCCGTAGCCGTGCGCACCGCGGAACCAGAAATTCGGGCCATTGACCCCGTCGTTGCTGACGGACATGCCAATGTCCATTGCGTCCTCCCCACCGACGGAGAGGGTGGGCGAGGTGCTGCCGGCCGTGTTCCAATACCAGTGCTGGCGACCCATGCCGTCCTGGGTCATGTAATAGGCCGGGGCCGTGCCGCCGGTGCGGGTCAGCGTGCCCGTGATCGTCGGGTTGGCGGCATCGGGCTTCGAGGAGGGCGTGAAGTTGCCCGTGTGCCAGACGTCCTTGTTGTCAACCTGAATGCCGCCGGCGACGTTCAGCCTGGCCCCGCCGGTCGGCATCGCGGTCGTGCCGATGGCGGTCAGCGAACCTCCCTCGGAAATGGCGAAGTTCTGCCATGCGCCGGAACCGTAAGCGCCGATCCGGCCGAAGCCGCCGGCGTCATTCCATCCGACGAAGCTGTACTTCGATCCGCCGGTATTTCCCACATGGAGCGCCTCGGTCCGCGCAGAGTTCTGGATACTGAGCGTCGAGCTGAAGGTGGGATCGGCGGCAAGCTGCGCATAGCGCCCATCCGCCGCGGCGCGATCCGGAATGTCCGTGCCGTTGGCGACGCCGATAGCGCGCTTGGCGCCGGAACCCGCCCCGGTCTGCGTCAGCACGCCGGCAGTGCTGTCGAGCGAGGCGAGGGTGGTCAGCAGGGCCGGCTTGTTCTCGACCCCCGACCAGTCCACCGCCGAGGCGCGTGCCGCGGTGTAGGCCCGGTAGCCCGCCGCGTTGCCGAGGTTGCTTTCGTCGACGACCAGATACATCAGGCCGCCGGTGCCGCCGACCTGTACCGTGTCGCCCTTCTGCACCTGGGCGGTGGTCAGAGCGAAGCGCTCGGCGTCGCTGGCGACCGGATACAGGCGTTCCAGCGCACCGGCTGGCAGACGGGCGATGTCGATGGTGCCGGTCAGCGCCGACGCCGCGACCGCTGTCACCGGGATGGCGATGTTCTGGGTGCCGTCGAACGAGGTCGCCGTGCCGGTCGCCCCGCCCGACAGGGCGATGGTGCGCGGCGTCGTCAGCTTGGCCGCACCGGCCGCCTGCCCGGCACTGACCATGGCGGCGATGGCGGCATCCGTCTGCGCCTTGCTGTAAGCGGTCGCGGCGCTGTGCAGTTCGCCGCCCTTGTAGGTCGCCGGCCGGCCGGCGGCCGGGGCGATCTCGACCGCTCCGTCCTCCGTCACATGGACCGAGCCGCCGCCGTTGGCGATGCTGTCCTGCGACAGGGTGGACAGCCGGTGGTCGATCTCCTCCAGCGCTCCCTGCACGGTGCCGGCGGTGATGTTGCCGGATGCCGCCACCGGCGCGGTCGCGGCATCGAAGCCGAAGGAGACCGCATGGTTGCCCGGGCTGAAGGTGAGCTTGCCACCCGGGGCCTGCACGAGGTTCAGCAGGGAGCCGGGGTTGTCGGCGGCAAAGCGCTGCGAGGCGCCGTCGCCGACGATGCCGAAATTGGAGCCGCCGACGATGGTCGCGGCGGTCTGGGCATGGCCCTTGGCCTGCTCCGACCAATGGAAGGCGGAATAGACGCCCGGGCTGGGCTGATAGCCGACCGCACCCTGGGCGAAGGCCTGGGACAGATCGCGGGCGCCCTGCGCCTCCGTGCGGGCGGCCACGGCCAGATCGCGGGCGGCGGTGGCGTCGGACTTGGCCGAGATCGCGTCCGCCGCCGCCGTTGCCGACGTCTGCGCGCTGTTGGCGGCATTGGTCTGCGACTGGCCGGCCTGGGAGGCCGCGACCTGCGCCGCCGTCATGGAGGAGACTGCGCTGTCGCGGGCCGCCTCCGCCGCGGTCCTGGCCGTGGCGCTGCCGGCCCCGGCGGCCTCCGCCTGCTGCGCGGCGGAACGGGCGATGTCGGCGGAGATGGCAGCCGCGGCAGCCTTGGAGGTCGCGGTCTGGGCGCCGGTCGCGGCATCGGCGGCGGCGGCCTGCGCCGCGGTTGCCGCAGTGTCGAGACCGGCGGCGCTCGCGGCGGCGGCGGCGGCGCTGCCGGCGGCTTCCGTCGCCTTGCCGGTGGCGACGCTTGCCTGAGAGGCCGCGTCGAGGGCGTAGGACAGCGCCGACTTCAGGCTGCCGGAGACCGGGGCATCGGTCTTCACCGCCCAGTCCTGCGCCTGCGTCCGCGCCGCCGCCGCCGCGTCGCGCGCCTGCAGGGCGGCATCCCGCGCAGCGGTCGCGGCGTCGCGCGCCGCTTCGGCCGCCGTTCTGGAGGACAGGGCACCGGTCGCCGCCGTACCGGCTTCGGTCCGCGCGTCCAGCACGATGTCGCGCGCCGTCTCCACGGCGGCAAGCGCCGCGGTGGCGGACGCCTCCAGCCCGGCCGCGGCGGCGGCGCTGCCGGCGGCCTCATCGGCACGCTGGACGGCGATGGCCGCCTGGGCGGTCGCGGTCGCGGCGGCGGCACTGCTTTCGCCGGCCTGCGCGGCGACGGTCGCGGCGGCCTGCGCCACGGCCTGCCGGTCGGCGCCGACGGCCGTCATCGCCGCCGTGGCGTCGGCGGCGGCCTGCCGTGCCGTCGCCACGTCGTCCTCGATGGCGGCAATGATCTGTGCCGCATGCTCCACCACCCCGTCGTCGAGGAGTTGGAGCAGGCGGGCCGGGCTTTCGACCAGACGGGTGACGCCCTTGCTGTCGGTCAGCGGATATTTGCCGTCACCATCCGGGCCGCCGGTCGGGGAGCCGCCGAGCCAGTCGTCGTACTGGTCCTCGCGCACCGCCCATTTCGCGACCATCGCCGCGATCTCGCCGGCCAGTTCGGCATTGGACAGGGTGGCCGACGCGGCGATGACAGCATAGGCGGACGACGCCGCCGTCTCGCCCTCCCAGGGGCGGTCGAGGGTCAGCGTGTGGTCGTTGGCGACCTCACGGATCTCGTAGAGCGTCCTGCCGTCGGTGGTGAAGGCGGAGCCCGGACGCACGACGCCCATCCACATGGTGCCGGCGCCGGCGACGGCGGCCGATCCGGGGGTCAGGGCGACGGTGCCTTGGCGATACCAGCCGGCCATGTCAGTTCTCCTCGCTGGGGGTCGTGTCGGAATAGGGGTAGAGCGCGCGGATCGCCGAGAAGTCGGCGCGCATGCGCTCCCATTTGGCGGGGTCGCCGTTCAGCATGTCCTGCTGGGCTTCCAGCTGCCGGGCCGCCGGCCAAGCGGCGAGGTAGGCCTGCTGGCGCAGCTTCGCGATCTCGTCGCGGGTGCGGGTGTTGATGACTTTCACAGCCGGATCTCCGTGACGAAGTCCATGTAGGGAAAGCGGCGCACCGTCACCCGATAGGTTCCGGGCAGGTCGTCGTATTGGAAGGAGCCGTCGTCGACGGTGTAGCTTTTGGTCGAGCCGGTGATGAGACAGCGCACCTCCACCACTGCCCCATCCGGCAGTTGGTCGAGACCGGCGATGGTGGGGCGGCGACGCACCGCCGGAGCCTCGCCCGACAGGTCGACATAGTCGGTCAGGTGATGCGCTTCCGCGGCGATCACGGCGAGACCGGGGCGGCCGCCGGTCTGGTACGCGACCACGTCGGCGGCACAGGTGCCGACACCATGGATGCGGCCCTCGCCGTCATAGGTGGTGAAGGCGACGTAGGACGGGTCGAACAGACCGAGCATACCGGTCAGCGGCGGCAAGGGGTCGGCGATGCTGGGCATGGTCTACTTCCGCAGTTCGATGGCGATGATGGTGCATTCGACCTGCCCGTCGGGCGGCAGGTAGGTGCCGAGGATGTCGCAGGCCCGATAGGTGTTCAGACCCGGCGAGGTGCCGATTACCAGCGCGCGGGCACGGGCATCGAAACCCGGATCAAACGTCGCGTTTTCACCACCGCCGCTGCGCGGGGGCACGCCGCTGACGGTGGCGACCAGCGCCACCGGCTTGCCGGTGGTGGCGATGCTGATCGACGGGCCTTCTTTAAACCGGACCGCCTCGGTGATGCCGGTCATGTTGCCGGTGGCGAAGTCCTCGATCTTCTGGCCCCGGATCGTCAGATCCTGGATGTGCGCGCTGGAGATCGTTGCATCCCTGATCTTCGCACTGTCGATCGAGGCGTCCTGGATGAAGGCGGCGGACATGGAGATGCGGGGCACCCCGTCCACCCGGCCGATGACGAAGGGATGGTCGATGCTGCCGCCGGGGCCGGGGATGCCGATCAGGAAGCGGTCGGCCCGCACCGCAAACTCGGAGACAGGGTGATTTGGGTCTTCAGACGAGGGGTAGGAGGCAAGGCCAAAGCCTGACATCCAGCCGTTGTTGTCGATTTTGACCGTCCACTGCCCCGACAACCCGTCGGTTATTTTCGAGACCTGCTCGATGGACGAGGTGTGATTGCCGACCGTGCCGCTGAGAGTGTTTACCTTGCTGACAGCGGATTTTGCCTCGGTAACCGCCAGGTTGACGCTTTCCTGAAAAGACCCGGAAGCATCTTTTATCGCCACAAACGCGCTGTCGATCCGGCTGGCGAGGGCACCGACGGCGTCGGCACGGGCCGTGGTTTCACTGGTCAGGCCGGCTTTCACGCCGTCGACCGATGCACCGATGGTATCGAGGCGCGTGGTCAACGCGCCGGTCGCGGTCGCGTTGGCGGTGATGCGGCTGTCGTAGCCGGCCAGGCTCTTGTCGTAGCCGGCGACGACGCTGTCGATGCGTTCGGCGTTGGTCCGGGTGTCGTTCGCCGTGGCGGTCAGCTTCGCCTGCACGCCCGCCAGATTTCCGTCCCAGGCCGCAACCACCGCGTCGATGCGGGTCGCCGTCGCCTCGTCCGCCGTCACCAGCGCGGTCAGCTCCTCCTTGACGGTGGCGATCTGCCCGTCGAACTGGGCGGCGACGGTGGTGACCCGGCTCGCCAGCGACTGCGTGTCGTCCTGGACCTGCCTGACGTCCGCCTTCACCTCCGCGACGTCGGCCTCGCGCCTGCCGATCTCGCTGCGGATGCGGCCATAGCTGTCGTTGACGCGCACCAGACCCGACGCGACCGTCTCGGCGATCCTCTCGATCCCGGTGATGCGCTCGGCCAGGATGGGAGCGAGCTTCGAGTCCGAGACCAGCTTGTCGGCAAGGTCGTCGTGGGAGATCTGCTCGGTGGTGGCGCCGGTGCCGATGTTGGAATTGACGTCGCTGACATTGCCGCCGAGATCGACGGCCCGCACCCAGTAATAGCGCGTGACCAGCCCGCCCAACCCGGCGCGCACGAAGGCGTTGCCCTTGACCGTGCTGATGACGGCGGCGGCCGACAGGTCGTTCGCCACCCCCTCCAGCACCTCGATGTGGGAGAGGTCGGTGTCGGGCGGATTAACCCAGGACAGGGCGATCTGGCGCAGCCCGCCTTTGGCGACCAGCCCGGCCGGCTGGCCGGGAGGCGTGCCCTTGCCGCGCACCGTGGCCCGGATTTCCGCCGCTGCCGAGCGGCGGTTGTCGTAGGCCAATGCCGTGATGCGGAGGGTGTAGACGCCTTCCGCCGCCGGCTCGATGTCGAAACTGCCGGCGCGGGTGACCTTCCATTCCTGCCACTGGCCGCCCGGCGTCATAACGTCGGCGCGGTAGCCGGAGATGCGCGCATCGTCGCTGGGCGTCCAGCTGACGGTCAACCGGGCCTGCGGCAGGCCGTTGACCCAATAGACGCTTTCCACCGCCGCGAGGTTGGCGGGGGACGGGATGGCGTTGGCGGCGCTCTGGGTCGCCACCGGCTCGATCTGCACGCCCTCCTCGACCCGGGCATATTTGCCGGGCTCGTGCAGCAGGGCGGTGACCTCGTAGACGCCGGGCGACTTCTCGGTGACGGCGCGCACCCGGAACAGGCGCGGGGCGAGGTTGGTGGCGGTCAGGATCCACACCGCATGCGGCTGCGGCACCGCGCCGCCGAGCGGAGCCGCGTCGATGACGAGCTGGCCGGTGGTGTGGTCCTCCAGCACCGGGCGGTGGACCGGGCAGTCGACCAGCCGCCCGTCCGGCAGGGTGAGCGCCAGCACGTGGCTTTGGTTGGCTTCCAGCGTCACCGTGTCGTCGAGGGTGACGACCTGCCGCTCCGGATCGTAGGCGACCAGCCGGCCGCCGGTGCGCACCAGCGCCCAGTTCGGGTCGGCCAGCTTGACCACGTCGCCCGGCATGACGTCGAGATGGTCGAAGGAGCAGCGGTAGGTGACGGTCTCGGTCTCGTGCTGCTCGCTGTCGAGCATCCACAGGCCGAGGCGGCGGGCCTGGCTGCGCCGGGTGCAGCCATAGGCCGTCGCCTCGATCGGCCGCCAGCCGTAGCGCTGGATCATCCCGGCATTCTCGACGACCTCGACCGTCGGGCGGTAGCCGTCGTCGGGGTCGTTGAAGGTGATCAGCGCCGCGGTGTGGCGGGCCTTCAGCGCGGTGCCGGAATAGGTGAAGCTGCCGCCGATGACGTTGGCCGGGGTGACCAGCTTGATCGGGTCGGCCGGCATGTCGGCACGGGCCAGCACGCCGCCGGCCGACCAGAAGATCAGGCCGCGGAAGGTCGAGGCGATGGACTGGAGAACCCGGTAGGCCTCGGTCCGGCCGGAGATCACCCCGTTGAAGGTGAAGCGCGGCTCCATGATGTCGCGGCCGCCGGTGTCTATCCGGCCCGACTTGACCGGCTGGTCGCAATAGACGCCGATGGTGTAGAGCGACCAGCGGTCGACCGCCTCGGCGGAGATCGACTGGCCCAGGCCGTAGCGCCTGTTGGTCAGCAGGTCGTAGAGCACCCAGGCCGGGTTGTCGCTCCAGGCGGTCTTGAAGCTGCCGTCCCACCGGCCGGTATAGGTCCGCGTCTCCGGGTCGTAGTTGGACGGAACATGGATCAGCAGGCCCTTGACGTCATAGGCCCGCTCGGGGATCGCGTTTCCGAACTGCTCGGCCTTGACCGTCAGCGCGACCAGCGCCGAATTGTCGTAGCCGAACTTGGACTCGACGATCTCGGCATAGTGCGACCAGGAAAAGCTGTTCTGGATCGCGGCGCGGGGCGGATCGTCGGTGATGCGGGTGACGCGGATGTCGTATGGGCTCCTGCCCAGCTCACGCAAAGCGACCTTGTAGGACCGCTCATAGGCGCTGGTGGTCTTGCCGGTCACCGTGTCGCCAAGCAGGTGCGTCCAGCCGCCATTGGCCGCCCGTCCCTCGATGGTCAGTTCCACCGAAGACCCGTGCAGGTCGCCATTGGACGTGTCCTGCTCGGTCAGCGCGTTCCAGCGCAGCACGATGCGTGCGGTGTCGATCTCGTCGCTATGGATGGTGCGGACGACCGGGCTGTCCTTCTTCACCTCGACGCCGACCGCGACGGAGGTCTCGCTGTCGGTGAAGCCCTCGACGGCGTCCTGGGAGGGCAGTCCCTTGAGCAGTTTCCAGCTCACGCCCTTGAAGTTCTCCGTCCCGTCGGAGGCGATCAGCGGCGTGCCGTCGAAATAGATGCTCTTCCCCTCATTCACCAGCCCGACGATCTCGCCCTCGCCCAGCAGGTCGATCACCCGGGCGGTCGCGGCGGATTGCAGGCTGTTGGCGTCCTCGGTGGCGCCGGAACCGCCGCGGCCTGACTTGCCGCCCTTGGCCCCCTGGATGCCGCCTGCCGGACTTCCAGCCGAAGCGGCTGTGGCGGCGGATGCCGCCGGCTGGGGCTGAACGGTTCCGATCTGCTCGGTATCCATGCCGGAGGAGATGACGGTCGAACCGACCCAGCAGCGGCCATAGACCAGGGGAACCGACCCGCCCTGTTCGCTGACATTGGCCGGACCGGAGAACAGATAGCTCTGCGTGTTGTCCGGCAGATTGACCTTGGGGGTCGGCGACAGCATCTGGCTGATGCCGGACAGCATCATCGATGCGCCGAACAGGGCGACCGAGCCGTAACTGACGCCGAGCCCAACCCCCGCAATCGAGAATTCTGCGCCCATTGCCGTTGAGACGCTTGCCGCCGCCCATGGCTGCGCCGCGGCGATCGCCACGACCATGACCAGCGCGCCCATGATCGCCTTGCCGGCGCCGCCGCTCTTGGCGCCGGCCGGAACCGGGATGATGTGCAGGTCGGCGCTGCCCAGCCCGAGTGTCAGGGTGTCGAGGGTCAGGTCGATGCCGCCGCGCGAGCGCGGGCCGCGGACCAGCCGGTAGGAGCCTTCGCGGAAGATTTTCTCGAAATCGGGATGGTTGGCGGCGAGCGCCCGGATCGCCTCGGCGGCGTCGCGGACCTGGTAGTCGGCAAGGCGCCCGAACCGGCGGCCGAGCGCACCGTGCAGATGGATCCTAGCCATGAGCGAGATCCTTGTGACGCAGGATGTGGACGATCTGCCGGTGCCAGGGGCCGAAGGGTTCGCGGCGCGACAGGCGGCGCGGCAGGTGATGCAGCAGCAGGCCGCCGTCGAGGACGACGCCGGCATGGTTGGGCACCGGCGACAGCACGGTCATCAGCGCGACGTCGCCGGCCACCGCCTCGCCGGAACGGACCACCGAGAAGCCGGCGTCGGCGAAATGGTCGAGATAGAGGTTCTTGCCGGCGTGCCACCACTCGTCGTCGCGTGGGAAATCCGGCAGCCGGATGCCCCGCTCCAGTTGGAACCAGTCGCGCACCAGGGCATAGCAGTCGGTCACCCCGTGGCGGAACTCGCGGCCGATCAGATCGGGCACCGGCACGCCGTCGCCCCACAGGATCGGATCGGAGCAGCGCTCCCCGTCGGTGGCCAGGATCGCCCAGGGAACCGCGCTGTCGATCTGGCCGCGCATGTCGGCGGCCGACGGATGGAGCGGCCCATCGGGATGGCTGTGGACGATGGCCTCGATGGCGCCGGCATGGGCGAGGTAGTCGGCATCGTCGATGCGGAAATGGGCCGCCGGGTCGGCGGCGCGGTTGGACAGGGGCCGGTAGGTGCCGGCCACCACCAGGCCGCAGCTCTCGCGCGGATAGTCGGCCAGGGCGTGGCGCTTCATCGCGAGGATGGCGTCAGCGGTGAACATGCGCTGCTTGCTCCTCTGGCTGTGAGGGGAGCGGCACCCGGATCAGACCCGGACCCGGGAGACGCCGGGAAAGCCGCCGAAGGGCAGGAGATCGGTCGTGTTGGGGTAGCGCAGGCGGCAGTCGGCCAGCCGCTTGCCGCAGGCATCCCTGGCGGGATCGGTGCGCTCGCCGGTCGCGGTGAAACAGAGGTCGCCGGAATAGGGGCAATCGACCTCTTCGGCCGACCATCCCGATCCGGTCCAATGGCGATAGCGGCGGGTGCAGCCGTCGCGCAGCACCTGCCGGCCGGGGAGCATGGCGCCTTCCTGGTCGATGGCCGCCGACAGCTCGAACTCGACATGGGTGGCGGTGTGGGCGCTCTTGCGCTCGACCCGGTAGAGGTCGGGCGGAAAGAAGGCGAGCGGGTCGGCCTCCGCCCGGCCGTCGAGATAGCGGTCGAAGGTGCGCAGCCGCCTGACCTTGGCGCCGAGCAGGTCGGAGAACTGGTAGATCAGCGCCGAGATCTGGCGGTTGATGTTGGCGATGCGCAGGCGCGGCGTCGGCAGCGCCCCGGTCGCCGTCCATTCGAACCCTTCGGTCTCCATCTCGACCGGAACATAGGCGATGCCGCCGAACAGGACCGGCTCGCCGCCGCTGCCCGAGGGCGTGAAGTGATGGATCGTGCCGCCGGGATACATGGTCAGGTCCAGCGTGAACAGTGTCACATAGGCACCGGGATCGGGCGACTGGGCGGCGGCGGCAAGCGCCGGCCGTTCATCCCATTTGGGGATGTTGGTCTGGCTCATGGGGATTCCTTGGATGGGCGCCGCCCCCGCGGTTCAGAGGAGCGAAGCGGCCGCGGAAGTCAGAGGTCGAAGACCTCGACGAAGGTCGCGGAGATGCTGGAGAACAGGTAATGGGTGCGGGTGCGCTTCCATTTGCTGCAGATCCAGCGCCGGCGGTCGGGTTCGCCGGGCGGCTTCCACAGGAAGCTTTCAGCACCCCGGCGGGCCCGCAGGAACTCCTCGATCGCCCGCGCCTGATCGGTGTCGAGATACTCCCAGCTCAGCGAATACTGGTCGCGGATGTTGTGGATGCCGTCGGGCGCCCGCTGGGTGTAGCCGTCGCCGAAACCGGCGGTCAGCACCTTCACCTCCGGCTCGATGGTGCTGCCGGTCACCGGCGGACAGGGCGGCAGGAAGACCGGCACACCGTTCTGGCTCGTGGTTTCGCCGGCCATCGCTCAGCCTCCGTAGCTCATGTTGTTCAGCATCCCGCCGGGCCGCATCTGCTGGCGCAGCTCGTTGCCCATCATCGCGCGCAGCTGCTCCTTGACCGACGCGCCGATCCGCTCGGCGAGCGCCTTGTCCTGCTCGCGGTCGCCGGTGGAGCCTCCGGCGACATTCACCGTCACCGACTGGGTGACCGCAGGGCCGCCAGTCTGCGCCGCCTGGATCAGCCGGTCTGCGTTCGTCATTTGTTCCGGCGTAAAGACGGCCTCGCCCTTGCGGGCGATGATCGGGACCTCGCCCGCCACCAGACCGCCGGTGTGGAAGCGGGGAGCCCCGGCGAACAGGCCGGCGGACACCATCCGCCCCGTCCGGCCGGTTTCACCGACGATGCCGCCGGTGTGGAACAGCGCCGAAAAGAAGCCGGCGATGCCCGACAGGATGCCGCCCAGCGGCCCTTCGGGTTTGAGCAGCGAGGAAAAGAGGCCGGAGATGCTGGACATCAGGCCGCCGAGCAGCCCATCCGATTTGAAAAGCGAGGATATTTTCGACCAGATGGTACCGAGCAGGCTGTCGGAGGTGAAGAGAGAGTCTATGAAATTGAAAAGTCCGTTGCCGGTGTCAGCCGATCCGCCACCAGCTGCCCCATTTCCATTCGCGGACGTGTCGGAGGATGCTTTGGCTTCGTCCTTCTTGTCCGTTTGGGCGGATGCCGACGGATCGCCGGCCTTCGCAGCGGATTTGCCGCTTTCGGGGATGCTGGTCTTGAAGCCCAGCACGTTGAGCAGCCCGGCGCCGGTCTGCTCCGCAATCGACTTCACGAGGAAATCCCGCATCTTGTTCCGCATGGTGGTGAACAGCTTCTGAAAGGCGGGACCGATTTGCTGCTTGCCGGTCACGACGCTCAGCACGCCGTCGCTCCAACCGCTGAGCAGGCTTTGCAAACCGTCGCCGAAGCTGGCCTGCACACGTTCACCAAGCGGACGCAGGGCAGCGCCCATCACCTGATTGTACTTCTTGGCGGCCTCGGCGGTCTTCTGCGCGGCTGCGTCCGGCGGAGCATCCGTTTCAGCCTTTCCGCCGGTCTGATTCTGGGCAAGCATTCCCGCCGCACTGTAGGGTGCCGCGAAGCGGCTGGCCATTTCATGCGGTGTGATCAGATCCTCAGCGGCCTTATGCATCTCGCTGATTTGCTGATGCAAGCTATCCAGCTGGGAATTGGTCTGCACCGCAAGATTGGTGACGCTACCATCCAGGCGTTTGATGGAGATGGTGAAATCCTGGTTTTCGATAACCAGTTTTACGGTCGGACCGGCGGCGTTTTCAGCCATGGTTTTCCCTTTCTGTTAGCCGAAGCGGGCACGCAGCCTGGTTCTGGCCTTTTCGGTCAGGCCCGGCTCCCCATCCGCCCGGCCGCCATCGGGCAGGTCGGCGAAAGCGAGCGGCGTGCCGACCCGCTGGCGCAGCCGGTCGTGCAGTTCGCGGGCGCCGACGCCGGCCGCCGTCAGATGCACCGGCAGCCAGTCCGCCATCTCCTCCGCGCGCAACCGGTCGATCTCGTTGAACAGGGTCCAGAACATCCGCACCGGCAGCGCCAGCAGGCGCAACGGGTCGATGCCGTAGAAGCGGCTGACGCGGGCGAAGCAGTAGGCGAAGTCGAGCCGCGTCAGCGGGCCCGGCGGCTCCCCCGCTTGCCCGCCCGCGGCTCCCCCGGCGGCGTCTCCGCCGGATCGATCCCGCGGATGAAGGCCAGCAGGACCAGGAGCTGCCCGAGATCGAGGCCGAGGATCTCTTCGCGCGGGGTGTCTTCGAGATGGCCGGCGATCACATCGACCAGGATCGGGATCTGCGCCCGCTCGCTGCCGGCCTCCTCGAGCTTCCGCTCGATGTCCCCGGCCTGCAGGAACTGTTCGACGGTCATGTTCTTCAGGATGCGCTCGCGCCCGCCGATGACGACGCTGCGGGAAACACGGAACTCATCGAGGTTCAGGATGGTGGGCTGAGGCATGGAGGCTCCCGGTCGCTGGTGGCGGGCAAGGTCCGCGAGGGCGGCCACGGGGACTGAGACCCCGCGGCCGTGGACCATCGCAGTCAGGCGGCGACGGGGGCGCCGAAGGCGGCGATGCGGTTGCCGGCGGTGCCGTCCGGATAGCAGCTGAAGGTGACCTCGTAGACGCGCTCGCCGCCGTTCTCGTACTTGAAGGTGAAGTTGGGCAGCGGTGCTGCCTTGAAGGCGACGAAATCGTCCTTGGTGGTGGAAGCGGGCAGGGCGGTGGGGTGCAGCTTCAGCGGGGCGGCGATGGCCAGCAGGTCGATGTTGACGCCGGAGCGGATCTCGACGCCGACCTCGGCACCGGCCGCGCCGACGCCGACCGCCTGCGGCATCACCGCCAGCAGCTTGGTCAGGTTGGTCTCCAGCATCGGCACCTTGACCGACACCTCGGTGCCGGTGATGACGTCCTTGATCGGGGTCTCGCCCATCTGGTCGGCCTTGACCTGATAGTTCGTGGTCTTGACGGTCACTTCGACGCCGCCCTTGGTCGAGCCGAGATCGATGCCGTCGAAGGTGACGTCGCAGATGCCGAGGGCGATGTCTTCGGTGGTGATGGCCATGGGTATAGTCTCCTAATCAGGCGACACGCCAGTCGGCGCGGTAGTTGACGATGAAGGTGAAGGTGCTTGCCGTCTCGTCATGGGGCATCAGCGGCTCGTGCTGGGGCAGGCACGAGATGACGAAACAGCCCCCGGCCGGAGCCGCCCGCAAGGTCAGGGCGTCGGCAATCGCCAGGGCCCGGGCCTCCCCGGCGAGATAGTCGGGATCGTGGGTGCGCACCTGGAAGGACAGCCGGCGAAGGCCTTGCGCATAGTCGCGGCGGGTCCCGCCCCGCGGCAGGAAGACCGATCCGGCGGCGGTGTCCTGCGGCGCCCGGCCCAGGAACAGCGACCCTCCTTCGGTTCCCAGCCCTTCGGCTTCGACGTGTTTGAGCAATGCGTGCAGCAGCATGGCGTCGGGACTCCGATAAGACGGTCGGAGGGAGGCGAATGACGGGAGGGCATTCGTCCCATTGGACCTTCAACCGTTAAAAGGATATAATTCCTTTAAACGGATGATTATCTTACGCCGCGGACAGGCGCCATATATTTTTGGAAAAGCATTCTGGAACAAAGAGTTGACGTGACTTCGCACCTCGAACGGTCAGCGAAGTCCGGTCCGTCCGCTCCACGGCATGCCCCGGCTGGGCAGGTCGATCCCGATCCTGACGCTCAGGCTTGTTCGACTCGGTTTCTGCCGGCGGTCTTCGCCTTGTAAAGCGCGGCATCGACGCGCTGGAGCAGACTGTCGATATCCTCGCCGGCCCTGGCCTGGCCGACGCCGATGCTGATGGTGACCGCCCCGCCGCACGCCATCCGCTGCGCGTTCACCCTCTGCCGCAGAGCTTCGAGAACGCCGAGGGCGGAGGGCAGGTCCGTCTCCGTCAGCAGCAGGGCGAATTCTTCGCCCCCCCAGCGCGCCAATGCGTCCGAGCGGCGCAGCCGGTCCGACAAGGTGGCGGCGACCACCCGCAGGGCATCGTCGCCCGCCTGATGCCCATGCGTGTCGTTGAAGCGCTTGAAATGGTCGATGTCCATCAAGGCCAGGATATAGGGGCGCCCGTACCGCTCGAGCCTGGCCTCGGCCTCGGCCACCGCCTGCTGGAACCGCCGGCGGTTCCACACCCCGGTCAGCGGATCGTGCATCGCCGCCTGCTGCAGTTCCGCCTCCAGGCCCTTGCGGTCGGTGATGTCCAGCAGCACCCCGTTGAACAGCACGGTGCCATCTCTCCGCCGGCGCGGCTGGGCGCGGCCCAGCACCCAGCGTCCGCCGGCGATCTCCATCTCGCCTTCCCAGACCCGGCCGGCCCGGCCAGCCTGCCGCAGGCCGCGCCGGACCCGCACCCACCCCTTCAGCGCCATCACAGGCGCAAGTGTCCGCGGGGCGGTCAGGTCGGCATCCGGCCGCACGCCGAACAGGGAGGCTGCGGCGGTGCTGAAATAGGTCGCGCGCAAGGCTCCGCCGGGATGGAGTTCGGCCTGGAACACCGCACCCGGAAGGGCATTGGCGAGATCGCTCGCCTGGGCTTCCCGCTCCTGCTCCTCCGTCAGGTCGAAGAAGCTGACGACCACGCCGACGATCCCGTCATTGTTGCGGATCGGACTGGCGGTCAGACGCACGGGAAAGGATGTGCCATCGCCGCGATACAGCGTCGTCTCGATGTCGCGCACCGGCTCTCCGGCTTCCGCAACCCGGAACACCGGATGGGGCCTGACGCTTCCGTCGGCGGGGGCGGGGACAGAGAACAGGAAGCGTCCGATATGGCTGCGAATCAGCTCGCTTTCATGGCGGAAGCCGAAGGCGCGGGTGGCGGTGGGGTTGACGAAGGTGACGGCGCCGGAGCGGTCGATGCCGCAGACCCCGACCTGCACATTCTCCAGCAGCAGGCGGTTGAACTGCTCGGCCTCGATCACGGCGGTGATGTCGTGGATGATGCACAGCAGAAGCTTGCGCCCGCCGAGGTGGATGGGACCGGCATAGACCTGGACATCGCGCACCGACCCGTCGGCCAGCCGGTGATGGAAGCGCTGCGGGTAATGGCCGCCCTCCCAGGACGCGATCTCGCGCATCGCCGGCAGGATCGCCCGCCCGAGCTGGTTGATGTCCCAGACATGGAGGCTGCGCAGCCGGTCTCGGCTGTGACCGTAAAAGGCAGCGGCCCGCGGATTGGCATCGACGATGGCGCCGTCGCGTCCGGGATCGATCAGCAGGATCGGAGCGGCGTTGGTTGAGAACAGCGCGTCCAGCACGCCGGACCTATCCATGCCGCACAAGTTGCCATCGCCCGGCCACAGGGGGAAAGCGCCCGGCTTGGGATCGGCGGACGCCCCGCCGTCCATGTCGCGCTCACCCTGCTCCGCCATTACGAACTCCCCCCATCGATCGTCCTGGATCGGTCGAGCGGCCAGAGAACATGCCGCATATCCTGGCAATCAATTCCATAGGGAATCAAGCTTAAACAAAGCTTTGTCGCAGGGTAGGGGAAAAAGGCCGGCTTACATTCCGGCAAGGAGAGGGATGCCGTCCATTCAGCCTTCCATTCAAGCGATCCAAGGGACAGAGGTTCGGCAGGGTCCCGGACTCTGCGAGCGATGTTCCGACCCGGTTGTTCCGTCCACCCTGTTCTTCTGCCACATCCCCCTGCCCGAACGCGCGAACTCTCTCCCGCTGGAGTGGATTTATCCTCGTCTGCGCACCGGCATCCGCCGGCCTTCGGCAACCCTGACAGCAGTGGGAGGTTGGCATGAGTATGATTAG